TGGAGTTCAGACGTGTGCTCTTCCGATCTACCCCATTTCGTATGCCTAAAGAAGGTTGAGTGCCTGCGTGTTATTTCGCCCCACACAACATTAACAGGACCTAAGACCAAGAACCTCACACGCCCGCTCACCTTGTCGCCTTTAGTTATAGGAATAGCTATGCCTTCTGCATCGATGCCCATTTTATAGTCGATGTTGTTCTGTATCTTAAATTCTGTTCCTACCAACTTGTCGCCTATTTTCGGATCAAAGCCTATAGTAAAACACTGTTGATAATATTCATCATCGTCCGCACACTCGCTACGCTCCTTAAATGTCTTCCATTCAAAATCTGTTGTCTTCCCTTTAGTTCCTGTTTCAACAACACACTTATCGCCGATAACAAGCATACAAGCAAGAACCGAAACTTTGCTTATATTATCGCTGCTGACACCCGCTGCGCTATATTTAAATTCATATTCCTGTGGCCCGTCGCCTGTATAAGGATAAAAGCCGCTATCATTGGCAACATCCCATTCTTCTTCATTACCTGGCGTTCCAACACGAAAAAACTGACGTGTATAATATCGGCCATCTGTATTGTTACGGCTCGGTACGGTATATTGAGGTGCACCTATAGGGTATGTATAGGACATGTCAGACCGTGCGCTTTTGTAAGACATAGAGCATTTCATAACAGGGTTAAGTATTACATCGCCTGACAGAACAATATAGTTGGTGGTGTTTCTATCCGATGGAGAAAAGACACCACCCACACTGTTACCGTTATAGATGGCATAAGGAATATTCTGTTTAATGACACTCTCGCTTGGATATGTCTTAGCCTCATCGTTGTCAATAGCGTTGCCATTTACAGAAACAACCAGATAATTTGTCATGTTAACTTTTGAGACAGGGCTGTTGTCATTGTTTGCTGTGTTTATTTTTACGCTTCCAAGCGCCATTATACACGCCCCGGGGTTCTCCCCCAACCACTCTGGTAACGCTTGTTGATTCTTACCGTCGTTACAGAAATGAGTTAGAAGATCTGTGTCTGCCTGTCCGCCCATGGGGAATGACCAATGTTTGTGTCGTTTAATTTGCAGATACCATTTGACAATAGCACCACCGCCAAAATCTGTAACCTTTTCATGTGTCATGTTGTAAAAGGAGTGCCATGCAGCTTTTCCTTTGCCGTCGGCAGAATATTCCGTCATGTATTTTTGCCGGTTAATGTAAGGGCTGTCAAGGTAGTCTTCATCTAACGGACTTTCAATCACATTGTCTACATTTTCAGTCTTGGCCGTCAACTGCAACTGATTGTAAACATCACCAATGCTTATGTTCGTGTCGCAGTCGGCAACATTCGCTAAAGAAATGGTTATATTGTCAGTCTTTGTTGTCTTAGCCTCATCTGACATGATGTTATGCCAGTTTATAGAAGTCTTGGCATCTTTTATGCTTTCCCATGAGAATATATAAAAATCGAGCCCATCTTGCACAATATGCAAGTTAAGATATTTGAGGATCTCTTCCAAAACGGCATCCTGTGTCCATACGTCACTCTCATCCTCGTCCAAGAAAAGTAGCTCCGAGATAGTAAGCTGACTAAACACACGATACCTGTTATCCTCCATATAGTTGACCGACTTGCTGCCGTCATACCATAAAGGAAGAGTCTTATTGCCAATAATATCAACGCCCTCTGCGACACCTTGCATTATTTCAACCATGATGTCACGAAAAGATCGCTCCTTGGCTTCCTTCCTGACGGTTTCATAGTCTACTCCTAAAACTCCGGCATTCTTATAGTTGTTGTACTGAAGAGCACTCAACACATCGATGCAGTTAAGTTCTATTTCGTCCCATCTTTCATTATAGGGCTGTGTGTATGCTTGCGGCTCTATAAAGCCAGCGAACACACACTTTTCGTTAATATAGATGTTTATTATTGCGTCACGGCATGATGAACAAAAGAAATCCTCGATGAAGTTACCACAAAGCAGCCTAATGTTTGCAGACTGCCGCAACAGAACGTCAAATGTGTCATTTACCTCACTTGTTATCTCAGCAGGATCTTCACTAAAATACATGTCAGACTCTTCAGAACCTATCTCTAACGTCTGTGAACGGTCATTGTTGGTAACGATATGCACCGTCACCGTATCTCCTTGTTGACTTAAAAAACTGCCGTAAATATACATACTTGTTCTTTTTAAACATTATACACTCTCCCACTCTTGCCCGTAACCTTCTTGGTGTTCGACAGTTCCTTTAACATCTTTCTTGCATTAGCATCAAGATGCACATTTACTACTGTTGTCGAAGGCTCTATGTTGTTAGAGATGTTGTTCATTGTAACAGGCTGCATCTCCCCTGCTGTAAACGTTGGAGGTTGAAAGTTGCCATTGACCATGTTAAACAAACGGGTCTGTTGAAACTTGTTGAGTATCATCTCGCCGCTGTTGACACGGGCAAATTTCTTGTCGCCCGACGAAGAAGTGCCGCCAACAATGCCACCTGTAGCAAAGGCACCAGCTTGCTTAACGCTTGCAATCATTGCTGTAAGAGTAGCAAGACCTGTAGCAGCGAATGCCACCCATGCCCATGGGCCCAACTTTCCTGCCTGTGCCGTAGCTGTAGCATATCCGTCTACCATTGTGGCAATAGCCTGTGCCATCGTACCAGCCACGTTGAGCTCGGGAACCTCGATAGCATCACCTAATCCCGACAAACTACTACCCATTGATTTGATTGCATCACAGGCGCCACTCATCTTCTCCTTTGCCTTGTCAATATCCTCAGTCTCCACTTCTATTTTGACAGGTGTGAGGTTGAGCTTCTCAAGATCCGCGTTAATGTCGTCAATAGATTTTAAAGCCTCTTCCTTGTTGATTATACCAGCTTCATAGTCGCTCTGCACGCTATTGGCCTTACTTTGAGCATTCGCGTAGCTCTGTCGTTTGTCTGCTTTGCTGCCTTTTACGATGTAGGATGGCTCTGCTTCTGCTTCAATGGACACCTTGCCTTTTGTGGCTTCGTCTATCTGTGCCTGTATTTCATCAATCTTCGCATCTGCCTTTACCTTTGCCTCTATTGTAGTAGCCTCATCAAACTCGCGCTGTGCGTCGTGCAACTGTTCTTGCAGTTCCTCGATGTAGGTTTTGAAATGTACCTCTATCGGCTTAACGCCCAACTTTTCAAGCTGCTTGTTAATGTCGGCTATCTGCCTTTCGGCATCTTCCTTGCCGATAAGTCCTATTTCAAAGTCCTGCCTTATCCGGTCTATGCGCTGCCCAGCGTTGTTGTGGCTCTGCCGCTTGTCGGCATCGCTACCCTGCACGATGTAGCTTGGTTCTGTCTCGGCTTCAATAGACACCTTACCCTTTGTGGCTTCATCTATCTGCGCCTGTATGTCCTGTATCTTGGCATCTGCCTTAACCCTTGCCTCAACGGTCATGGCGTTGCCCTTTTCCTTTTGCGCCGCCGACAACTGCGCCTGTAGTTCCTCTAAGTGTGTCTTAGGCTCGGTGGAGGTGTCGTGCTTGCCTAGTGTCGTCTTCGGGGTGGTCTTGGCTGGAGTGGGGGCGGTTGGCTTGTCTGCCGTTATGAAACTATTGGCGGATTTCAGCCTTTCGGTCAATTGCTTTTGCGTGGCGGCTATTTCACGATCCACGTTGTTGAGTTCCTTGTCCACACTATTAATCTGTGTGTTTCCGGAAACATTCGTACCGTTGTACCTCTCCGCTCCAACCTTGGTAAATCTCCACTGCCCGTCGCTGCCAACCTTGCCGTAACGATCGCTACGCCAACTTTCGGGCACGATGTCACCCTCTTTGGCGTGTCTGCCTCCCTGCTTGGCATCGTCGGCAATGCTCTTCGTCACCTTTTGTTTCTTGTCAAGCAAAGCGATTTGTTTCTGGTATAAAGCCGTGAGTTTTGCAGCGTATGCCGCCGCCATCGCCCTTTGCTTGAAAGCCTCCACAACGGCATCGGTCTTGCGGTTAAATATGTTCTCGGCTTCCGATACATCGTTAATCTTCAGACGCAACTCGTTGAAAGCACTTTGGTTTTCCTTTATCCACTCTACTTTCTTCTGCTCACTTGATAGCGATTTCCATGCAGCTTTCAGTTTGTCGTACTTGCCCATGAGGTCGGAAAAGGTGGATTGCAAAGCGTTGTTATATGCGTCCTTTACCTCATCGGCTGCATCGCCCATACCTTTCATGCTCTCGGCTGCGTCCTCGGCTGATGTCTTCGCCTCATCTGACTTAGACATAAAAGCCGACATGATTTCTGTAAGCGCAACGATGGCTATGCCCACACCCGTAGAAACCAACAAGCCCTGTATTGCAAGTTTCAGCGTTGTGGCACTCACCGCCGCCCCACGGAATGTAGCCGAAATTACTTTTACGATGGCATTTACCCTCACCGCTGTAGCGTTCCATACCAATGCCGCTGCGTTGGTTGCAAGTATCTTGCCCTTAACAAGTGTCTGTGTCGCTCCAAAAGTAATCCACGCTCGGTTTAGCGCAAGAATGGCAACAACGTTGTTTCCAATCTGTGAACCGATTTTAAGGAATGGCATAATGCCGCTTGTGGCTGAGGCAATGACATCGGTAAACTCACCGATTGCATTTTTCATCATCTGAAAACTTGCCGCACCACTATTGGCAACCTTGCCGTAAGCATCATCAATGGTTCCTGCACTGCCTTTCATCGCTTCCACGTTCTCATTAAACTTGGCTGCAAGTTGCCCAGTGAGTGGTCCCAATGCTCTCAGACTCTCGGCACTGCCGAATAACTTACCATAGATTTCCTGCTCCAACATACCGCTCTTGCTGGCGTATACCTTAACGTTCTTGTCTAAGTCGGTGAGGAAATTACGCATGCCTCCAGCCGCCTTGATAGCTGCCGCATCAAACTCGATACCCATTTGCTGTGCCATCTTGCTTGCCTCGCTCGATGGCTTCACCAAAGCGGTGAACACCGCCGCCATCTGTGTCGCAACCTCATTCGTGTTTCCGCTCACACCTGTAAGCGTGGCAAAACTTGCCAAAAGTTCGTCAATGCTGACACCCAAAGTGGCTGCATTACCCGTTACCCTTGGAAGTGCTTGCGCCAACTGCTCGAATGAGGTAACACCATTCTTGGCGGTGAGCTGTATTTTATCCTGCACGCTCTCGGCTGCGTCCCACTGCAAACCATAGTTCTTGATGATGGTAGAAGTAACCTTTACCGTCTCTCCCAAATCAGCCACACCACCGATGGAAGCCTTTGCCGACTTCTGCAAATACTCGATCCAGTTGTTCTCAGGCACACCGTTGCTGATTACCTGATACAATCCGTTGGCAAGTTCCTCACGTGCCATCGGTATAGTCTTTGACAATTCGGCTACCTGTCCTTTCAACTTGGCAAAGTCATCACCGCCCTTTCCTGCCATCGTGTTTGCAACGTTCATGGCTGCGCCAAATGTGCGGCTTTCCTCGGTCACGCTGCTAAGCGTTGAGGCAAGTTGCTGCACCGCGCCATTGATGTTTTGAAGCTTCATTACCTGTTGGTTGAAGTTCACAAAAACGGCGTTGGCTTTCTGTATGTCCGATTTGGCGGCGTTGACGACACCACGCAAGTTTTCCACTGTCGATGTAGCGGAAACCAACTGCTCTTTGCCGTCAATGTTCAGTTTAATGTTAAACTTTATTTCTTTTGCCATAATTTTAATGTATAAGTAACTAAGTAACCGATATTTTTGTATCTTTGCAATAGAAATCAAACGATACAACACAATGAAAACGAACGAAGTAACAAAACATCCAAAGGAAATCAAAGCCGAAATCAGTTTTGAGATTATCGGTGAGGATGAACCAACGAAATACGACAAAAGACGTGAACGCTGGTCAACAATTGCCGCATGGGCGTTATTGTCCCTCATTGCCTCCATCATCTATGCCATGGTCGTAGGATTGGAAATATCATCGTTACTATTCTGTAGCATCAGTTTCGCCGTATTCTTCTTCGCTTGGATGAAATCCACGGATATAGACCCAAACGAAGGCGACTTTGACTATCCAGATGGCTGTTACTGATTCCTTTCCGTCTTCTTCGCCACTTCCTCAAAACGCTTTAACGCATCTTCCTTAGATATTGCCGGGGCTGCTTTCGTATGCTCCGGCTTTTTCTTCTCCCATGGAAAGGAAAGAAGATTTTGGGGCGTTAGCCCATTCTTTGCATACGGCTGTATGATGATAGTCGCAAGCATACGCATACGTTCCCAACTGTCTTGATGCTGCGCCGTCCGCTCCTCGCTGTACGCCCTGTATATGTGGTTGAATTCTTCAGGCGTTATAGCACAAAAATCATTGTAAGGCATGCCGATGTTTCCAACGGCAATGCCCAACAACTCCAAAATGCCTAACTTTTTTTTTCACCCTCAGCATCGCTCTCAGGAGACTGCTCTGTCGTTCCGTTCACTACCTCCGTCCATTGGTTGAGGTCGTCTGGCGTAATACTGTCTGCAAAATCCATCAGCGACATGTCAAAAGGCACGTTGTCTTTTTTGCAAGCCGACGTTACACAGCAGAAGAGGTAGGCACATATATCCGACAAGTTGCCGCCTATCTCTGTCACCTCCTTGCCTGTTTCATGTTTAAAGCGAAGCATGGCTCCCATAGTCTGTCTACAGGGGTATTCTTTGCCGTCTATCTTAATCTCGATTTTCTTCATGTAACCAAAATTGTTTAGATCTAAAGACCTTCACTTAGTGCCCTGTTTTCTCCTGCACATCGCCTGTTGCAGTCTTTCCCGGATAAACTTCGGGTTCTCCGTCGTTCTCCAAAGATCCGCTGTATGTAGAATCGTCCGAAGCCGGGCTTGTCTCTTCCAGCGAAGCGATAACAAAGTTGCCCTTTACATAAGGTGTGGTGTCGTTGCCACGCTTAAAGGCCTCAACCTCCACGCTCTTGCCTTGACCCCAGCTGGGGGCAATCTGCTCGTAACCGCTCTCCGTCTCATCGTAGAAGCGTAGGCCCTCGAAGCTGATAGATACAGAAAGAGCCGTAACACCCTTCTCTTTCCACAAGCCACTGCTTTTTGCTGCAGACGCTACAGGCTTCACAGCGCGGTCTTTGGTTTCGCTGTTAAACGTGAGCGTATGACTTGAACAATGACCAACAGCCTTGCCTGCTACTTTCAGCAGGAGATCGCTACCATTTATATATCCTTTTTCCATAAAACAATTGATTTTAAACGATTTTAAATTTTCACTCTAAATATAAGACGCTGAAAAAAAGCATCATCCTCATAGCCTTCCTCGCTATCGTCAAGAACACAACCACGCATCACCAACCCGTCACGCTCTCTTTGAGAATAGTCAAGCGCAGACCTTACAGCCTCGGCAAGCTCTACACTTTCCGCATACTTGGCTGTATAACACACAACCTCCATCGTTACAGTGTCAGCTCCTGGCATACCCGCTTTTGTAGAGTTATGTTCTAACGCTGCCCGTCGATACAGGATGTATGGAAGCAGAGCTTTGTCTATGACGATGGGGAAGATTTTGTTTGTCCTTCGCTTCACCTCCTCGTCTGTCAGAAGGATGTCGCGAATGATAGCGCCAGCGCTCAATGATGTTTTTTTCTGTGTCATTTTTTCTTTTATTACAAAAGCCCTTGTTTTCTCGCCGCTTTTTCAATGTTGTTTTGCAGGTCATTGAAAAGATTAGCCTCTACTCCATCCGTAGCCTGCTGTTCCGTTTTCGCCAAAAAAGCGTAACGTTCCATCTGACCGCGGTTAGCGCCGCCTCTGAGATACTGTCTGACTTTCTTGCCTGTAAACCTACTCTTGCCAAAAAATGAAGAAATCCGTCGTCCTGCCTTACGGTAACGTGTTCCATCCTCAGCCCACATCAGCACAGGCTTTTCTTTGCCCTGACGGTTGAGATGAATACCCTTACGTCGCCCATGGGGCTTAACGCTCACCATAAATCCCATGCCGTAGCGATCAGGATATGTTCGCACATAAATGCCGCTTGACAGGCTTCGCTTCGTTCCCTTACCAATGCCGCTTGACCGCAGATTGTCCACAGCAGCCTTTTTTAAGCGGTTGCCCTCTCTACGCATGGCACTCTTCATGGCCTTACGTTGTGTTTTGAGATCAAGTGCCTTGTATACATCGGCAAAAGGCCTTTTAATGTCTGTAACAGTCTCTCCCATTCGTTTGCAGCGATTAAACAACGTTATTCGTTAACACGTTCACAAACTAAAGTTTTCATTCCTTTATCGAGGTTAGGAATAATGTTTGTCACAGAGTAAAGGTAGCCGCCGAGCTGTTGCACTCGCCAGTTTTCCTTCACTCTATGCGCATCCCTAATGTTAAATTCAGCACGATAGTCAGGGAAATGCTCGCCCACCTCGTTGCTTCGGCTTCCGCTTTGCTTTACCCGTTCAGCCCATATCACAGCCAACGGTTCATAGGTAGTCGCCTCTTCACCAAAATCGTTTGTGCTTGCTTTAGGCTGCATCAACAACAAGCGATATTTCATAGCCCCGGCTCTCATACTAACTTACGATAAGGTTTTATTAGACTTTGCAGCGAGTCGGGCACCGAATGCATCTGCACGCTGCTCACGCTTTCGCGCTGATTGTACCAATGTGCTCCAAGCATCATTATAGCATGCTTGATGGGCAGAGGCACATCACCGCCTCCCATCTGCTCTAATTCTGCCCTGGTTCTATTGGTTGCCGTGATTACAGCTTCCTCTGCACTCTCGAGAATAAACATCAGATAATCATCGTCATCGGCGAAATCATCCGCACGGACATGCTTCTTAAAAAGTGACAGACTCACCACATTCATATCTTTAAAACTTTAGGTTGATTATATAATCTTATGCCTTTCCGCCTACCTTGCCAAGCTTGAATGCCTCGGGACGAAGAGTCTTGGTGGCATAGTCGGCATTGAGTACAAAGTCAACGCAGTCTTTACGAGCCTTGCTGTAAGGATCTACGATAAAACGCAGAGAACCAAACATGCCCATGGGCTGATAGCGCCAATCGCCAAGGCCGATATACTCGGTTCCTTCAACAATCTTTACATAATCGCCTGAAGCCATGCCCTTAAGATTTGTAACAGCGGAAGCACTTGTCACGGAAAACTTAGCTGTATTTTTCTTTGGGTCAAAGTCTTCCGCTTTTGCCCATGATGTTCCGTTGTATTTCTGATAAGAGATTTTCGCGTCACGAATAACGTTAGACGTATAAACGGGCAAGCCACACAGCATGCCGTTCTGTATCATGGGCAAATATACACCCTTCTCATTGATGGGAGTTCCTTCAAGAATGGCCTCCATGCTCTTTGTCATCACCCAGCAGAGGTTGGTGCCGTCAATGCCAGTTTCCAAAACAGCAGCCTTCATCTCAGCGTTCAGTTCCTTGAAGGTAGGCACAGCAGAAAGAAGCACAGGGTTGTCCTTCAAGCCAACAAATGGACCTACGAGATTGGTGGCGTTGTTTACCTTGTTTACACCACAAACGATTTTGTTAAGCAGCAGGCGGATAGCCAATGGCATCACTTCCTGCACAATTGTTGCAAGCAGGCCCTGTGTCTGATTGAGCGACTGATTAGACACAGGAATGGCGATGCCAATGCGCTCAGGAGCTGCTGTCATTTTGCTAAATGGAATCTTCGTGTCGCTAAGCTCAGCACCTTCACCGGCCAGCTCTGCCTCTACCATCTCGTACATCGGCCACACAAAGTCACCTGCCAAACCCGTAGGCATGGGGAGACCGACCTTGTCCAAGATGAAACCTTCCTGTAGAGGCTTCAGTATATCCTGAATGTTAAGAGGCACGATGGCACCTTTGGCAACATCCTGCACCATCATCATGTCGCGCAGGAACATGATCTCTGTACGCTGTCCGCTTGCAGCGTTCTCGCGGATGATCCTGATGGCATCATCCTGTGCGCTTGGGTTCTCACGCAGATGCTCAGCTGTCGCGGCCTGCATCTTCATCTGGAGCACCTGGTTCTCGCGGGTAATAGCCTCAAACTCGGCGTTCTCGGCATCGTTGCGCTCACGCTGCTCCTTCTCGCATGCGTCCGCTATTGCTGTGATACGATCACAGTTCTGCTGGAACTTGTCTATCAGATCGCGAACTTGCAGTTTTCCTTTTTCTTTCTTCATTCTCTTTGAAATTAAATATTAAACATCTTAAGTTTGGCAGCGTGACGCATTTCACGCAACTGCCGCATCACTCTTTCTTTCTCTTCTACAGTCGGCTCTGTAGCAGACTGTTGCTCACGCTTTAGCTCAGCCGTTAGTTCACGCACCTCTACGCTTGTGTCTGGATAGTAAGGATTTGCAGCCAGCGTAAAGTCATAAATGCCTGTAACGGCCTTCACTCTATACGTTATATTGTTCACACCGTTGGCCGCTACCTTACTTTGACGCTCAACGAAATCGCTGTCAAAGTAGTGGGTTGTAAAAGCAAAGCTGCACCCGCTTATATCGCCACGCCGCACCAGCTCGAGAGCCTTGTCACCGTCAACGGTATTGGGGGCAGTAAATTCAAACATCACGCCCTTGTCGTCAACTGTATACGATAAAGTGCCGCCGCCCTTGTTGCTTCGGGCAAGTAACGAATGACTGTCATGGAACATTGTCATCTTGATGTCCTGACCATCCAAAAACTCTTTTGTGACTGCTTCAGGGGCTATCACCTCCCTGGCCTCACTGTCCTCGTCGCTCCACAACGGGGCAGACGGCACGTTAAACAATATGGCATATCCTGTAATTGTGCGGCTGGGAGCCTCGCCCTCTGCCGCCTCTCGTATGTGTAGCTCTGTAGGCGTACACACACATCTTCTTATCACTTTATCCTTCGTTTCCATCTTCTTTTTCCTCCTTCTTTTCTTCCTTTTTTGTTGTTGCCGCTACGGCGTTGTTGTCGTTGATGTCACGCAGATTGGCCGACACAAGAATTTTGTCGCCTCCGTCTATCGGGGGTCTGTTTTCTATCTGTCGCCAATCGTTTACGGTGTAGATGCCAGCAGCTATTGTCGCCGTCTGATATTTCACCTTGCTGTCAAGGTCACTCGAATAGAGAGCACGTCTGTCGAATTCAAATTTCCGCTTGCAGCAGAGAGATGGAGCTATAAGCTTTCGCAGAAACTCGTTCTCTATGTTTCTCAACAGCGGGTTAAGAGTGTTGCTAAGGAAAGCGACATTGGCCATTTCAGCGCTCTTGTAGTTATTGCTTGTGTCGTCAAACACGAACGAGGGATGAACGCCAAAAAAGCGACAAATGTCACGCACCGTAAACTTGCGGCTTTCCAAGAACTGCATGTCTGTTGAAGACAAAGAGATCTGCTTGAAATCAACCTGTCCGGGCAGACTAACGATTCGCTCTCCGCGCTGAAAGCGGCTGTCTACGTCTTCTGCTGTCTTGTCAAGCTCATCGTCTTGATACTCACCAAAGCCTGTTACCGTCTTGTCGTTGCTTATGATACCTCTTACGTTGCCGCCATTGGAAAATCGCTTCAAAGTTTCTCGATCACCCGTTATGGCAATGTCTATGGTTTGTCGTGCATACTCCAATACGCTCACACCCTGTTTGCCGTTTCTCGTATGCCCTTTGATGTGTATGATGTTCGCCTCGTTATACACATCGTTCACTCCGTTCACCGTGTCGCATACGGTATAGGTGTCGTCGTAGATGTTATGTGTCACCGTGTGGCGGCCACAAAGCACCAAGCGGTCAACCTCCATCGTCACTACGCTGTATATCGGCACAATATAAGCATTGCCGTCAAGCAGGACATTCTCCACAACCTCCTTCCAAAAATCGAAGGCCGATTTTGTGTAGTCGGGCTGCACATTCAACAGGTAATGAAGTCGGCTGCTTTTGTCTTCCACATAAATGTCGCCCTTGAGACGCATATATTGCAACGGCAAGTTAGCCACACTCTCACTAAGCAGCTGCACACATCTGTAAACAGTTGCTACAGACAAAGCAGAATGACCAGAACCAAAGTAGCTGAAAAATTGGGTATAATCGCCCGTTCGCGGCCCCGTTGAAGAAGACGCTTCCGTTGTGCTGTCAGTCTCGTTGCTGCGCTTAAAAAGATTTATTATGTTTTGCCAAAATCCCATCGACTATACTTTTTAGCATAAAATTAGGCATTTTTTTTATGTTTAAAAAATGCGCAACTGCGTCGGCATGGCACATTATGGCACATCATGGCACATCATGGTATAAATTTGGTTTTTTTAAGAATTTATTTTTATTTGCTTTCCGTTATTAACCAACAAAAACAAAAAGCCCCGATACCGAAGTATCGAGGCAGAGTGTTAAAAAATTAAAGCACATTAGTTGCTCTAAATGCTTTCAGCCGCACGGCGTATGCGGTCACTAAGATCTATTAAGGCACCGCGCATCTGCTCGGCTTCATCCTCATTAAAACCACCCTTACCGCCATTACCGTCTATTCCATCCATTTTGTGATAAAACCATGATGAAGATTTTTGAAAATATGTGTTGGCAAAATCGCGCCATGATATTGATAGCATAATATCAGCCATCTTCTTCTTCATGTCGTTAATAACAACAGGTTTATTCATTACTATTTCCATTGCTTTAAACTTTATTTGTGTATCTTTAAGCCACCTCCCTTTCGGGAGGGGCGTTGTTTGCTTTTTAGTAAGGCTGTCGAAGCATATTATCGAAAAGCCTTTGTGCGTACAGTAGCAGTTGCGGATAACCATCAGGATAAGATTTGTTATAATTCCTAACTGCTTCGATGAGTTCTCTTTCTTCGGGTGTTAACTCCATTAAATCTTTCTTTTGCTTCATAACGTCTTTAAATTTTTAACAATACAAAGGTACTACATTTTTTTGTACTTTGCAAATATTTAGGCTATTATTTTCAATAACTACCGCTCAAAAGTGTACAACAACCCTAACGTCATTAGCATGGTAATGGTACCATCTATTTTCCGATATTGCGACAGTTTTATTGGCTTTTTGTTTTCAAGGTTGTCGGTATCTATAACACAGTTTTCAAGACAGAAGATGTTGATGGGGTTATTATTCATCATAATTTTCGGTGGCTCACTCCATGCCAGCATCTCGAAGCTCTCGACAGGAAGGTTAAAATTTCCGTAGGTCTGGCTAAATGGTGTCAGAACATTCCTTGCGCCCACCGACTTTAAGATGCTCGTCAGCTCTTGCGCCTTGTATGCGTCATAGCCTATACGCACGATGTTTACAAGTTTTGAACGCCTTATGATGTCTTCCGTTATTAATGCCGTGTCTATCTTTTTACCCTTGCAGAAGTTAAGATAACCTTTTTCGTTCCACAATCTATAAAGCTGCTCATTAGGATGTCCTTTAAGAGAACCTTCGGGAAAATAGTAGTCGGTATGCGTGTAGAAACTCTTTGTGCTTGAGAGGTAAATGGTGTAAGACACGGCACTAAAGTCGTCATGCACCGACAAGTCAAAGGCCACGGCGCAGTCTGGCCGTCCTTGCACGTTGTCAATTGAGAAATTTCCTACAAGTTCTTGCGCCTTTTCATGACTAAACCATGTCTTCTCATCGTTGATGGTGAAGACGTTGAGCAGTTTGGTACGAAAGGCCAACATGTTTTCTGCTGACAGCTGTGCACTCTGCCACTCGTTTTCATAGTAGTCGCTCTGCACCGTTATGCCCAGATGAGGCTGTACCTTAGCCCATGTTTTCGGATCATCTTCTTTGTCGTCAACGTCCGGCATGAAGAGCGAGGCAAACATGGTGTCACTCTCTGCCTCGCCACGCAGCACCGCCATTACACCCTCCAGTTCATGGGCAAAAGGGCCGTCTACCACCTCGCTTGCCGTAGTGATCACGATGGTCAACGGTTCCCTTCTGGGTCCCATCGAGGTTGTGAGCACGTTCTTCAGGTCTGCCCCGTTACGCCCTGCCGTGTTTCGTGCCTGGGCATATTCGTCCATGATGACAAGCGAAGCAAAGAGGCCGTCTTTCGTCTTGGCGTTGGCTGTCAAACATTGAATCAAGCTGTCACGGCCATGGTCTTTAAACGTGATCTTTTCGCGGTTAACCTTAAAATGTTTTTCGCGAGGATCGATATCAAACATGATATTTCGTATCTCGTCAAAGCATATCTTTGCCTGATCATAGCTGTTTGCGCCGACATAAGCCTGTGCGTTGTTGTCGCCAAAAAGCATGTCGTACACCGCCATGGCAGCACATGAGGTTGTCTTGCTGAACTTGCGCGGAACGAAGAGGTAAGCTGTCCTTATCAGTCGGCGACCGTCAGATCTGGCGAAACCATAGATATTCGCAAACTGATAAGCCTGTACAGGAGTCAGCTTATAACGTGTCCTCCCTCTTAAACCGCTAAATCTAATCGTCTCATAGAATTTAAAGAAATGGCGCACCCTCTTTGCTTTCCACTCATATTTGTCGAGCATCCGCAAGAAACGGCGCACACCCAATATCTCGTAAAGATTGTGAGCTTCAGGATTGTCAATGACGCTAAACACATAATCGCCGATGCGCTTGTCGGTCTCGACGAGCACATCGTAAAATTTCGTGGCGTATACACTGCTGTTCCTTTGCAGTTCTTCCACAACATTCCCTTTGTATTCCCTCCATTGTTTTCTCTCTTCCTCTGTCATTCAGCATCCTCCTTCATAGCCGCCCAAAATTCATTAAAGTTGTCATTGTCCGCTTTTCTTTCCTTGCTTTCCGTGTTCATACCCAATGCCCTTAGGGCCTTCTGGGCCTTTTCAGACACATCAAGGTAGAGTTTCTCCTTTGGGTTTATCGTTGCCCGCTCGTTACCCTCTCGGCTGTATTCTATGTTGACTGCCTTATGACCCTCAGACAAAATCTCGTCATAAAGCATATCCGCACGCACCAACAGCCTTGCCGTTATCTCCACTTGGTAAGTGAGCTCTGCTGTGTATTTCCCTTGTGCCTTTAACAACTTGACGATATAATCTTTCTTGTTCTTCACCTTACGTTCAACAATCTTTCGGCCTTTTCCTGTCTTGTTGCCGTCTTGTAGCTGTAACGGTGTGCCCGATGGCGACGGATCGGGAACCGTCTGCTGAGCCTTGTCACTATAGCCGCGGTTCTTTCCCTTTGTTTTAAGATAAAAAATAACAGAAGACGCATCGCTATTTTCAATCATTTGCATCAACTTGCTTTCAACAAAATCAATTTGTGTTTCTGCTATTTCGTCTGCTTTCTCTCTAAATTCCTTGTCTCCATGATACCAGCGATAATAGGTATAACGAGATATGCCTACGGCATTACATGCAGGTGCAATGATGCCGTAGGCTTTAGACAATGCTTTCAGGAATTTCGTCTTTTTTACGTCCATTCCGCGTCTTTTTTTATAGTGTCACATGTGTCACATTTTTGCCCTCATTTTTTTGCCCCAAAATCCCCCACGGCCCAAAAAATTACCCGCGTGTGGAAATGGGAGGTGGCGAGGTTTAGCATGGGGTACCCCCGATTAAAAAAAGCCACCCCCGGGGTGTCATGATGTCAAGTCATAAATTTTTCGACGAACCTTAAGAGGTGGTTCTTCGCCCTGCTTTTCGCTTGTTCTTTTCCGCAGCGTCCCATCTCTGTGTGCGTCTTCACATGACAGTCATGGCACAGCGCCTTCAGGTTGGTATAGTCATACATCAGACGCTCCTTCTCTTGCCGTGTCAGTCCGTTCTCCACAGGTATGATGTGGTGCACCTCTGTAGCAGCCGTCACTCTTCCCTCTTGTTCACAACGTTCACACAGCGGGAAGTCGCTTAGCTTGTCACGTCTTAGCCTCAACCACCGTGTTGTGTGTATCAGCTTTCTATAGTCCTTATCCTTTGCCATATTATATCCTGCTTTTAAATGTCAATGATAACCCTGAATAAACCCAAGCCAAAAGCACCGCGTCTCTCTGGTCTTGCGACATGCGGGGCAACTTGTTCTTGTCTCCGACAACACATTGCAGTTCTTTCTGTGTAATCTTTCCATCGGGACCTCGCCAATATTTCCTTAAAGGAGGAACGACATAGTGTTTCAGGCCCATAGCCTCGCACATCTCGGTCAGCAATATGCCTGTCTGGTGGTTCATCCCGACAGATCGGCCTATGGCTGCTGCCTTGCGTGCTGTCATTCGTGACGTTGTGTGCCAGTTGCTTGTTGTTAGCCAGCCTCCTTCAATCACCACGCCAAAGCGTGTGCCGGTCTCTTGTTTGTCCTTTAGTAAGGACAGCAGCTCACTAAACGTTGCTGTTTGTGTCTGCACCTCTGCTGTGGCCTTGTGCACGATCCCGACACCACTCTTCGCATTATCGGGATCGATGCCTATCACCACATCAACATTTGTCATGTCTACAATCATATTTGTCTACAAGTTGTTTTGTGAGTTCAATTATGTTTTCTTCTACCTTCTCTTCCGGTCCCGCAATGTCCAGTCCTGCCTCCAGACGCATGCGGTCTTCTTTGTCAAGAAGATGCCACACGTCACGGTTTTGGTGCAACGCATAGTTTCCTGCATCGTTCAAGATGTTATAATCTTGCGTTTTCTTTATCAAGATGTCAACAGCAAGCACAATGTTTGGATCTTTGTTAAGGTTGATGTCGGCAATGCCTGGCGCACTCAGCAGCGGCTTTGTTGCTCTGTTCCACCACGCCAAGATGTCTGCAAAGTCGCCGCTTGCAAACATGCGTGAGAGGTCAAACCCTAAGATCTTTCTGAAATAAGCGAAGAGACTCACAAAGGTTTCGTGAGCTATGTCGGCCATTATACGCGCCGTTTCCATCTTTGCAATGGCATGATGATTCGGCGCACCATATTTCAGCAGATACGAGTCTATTGCCATGTAAAGCTTAAAGACATGAGGTTGAAAGATCTCGTCGGCGCGGTCTGTTGTGTCGAGCCACAGCTGAAACTTGTTACCTAACACGCTTTCGATCTTTTTGTTTAGCACCTCATATTGACGCAATGCCTGTCTTATGCATCGCTTTGTCTCGTGTCTGAACAATGGTGTCTTCGCGATAGCTTCTCGCGCGTCCACCATTGCCGTCTGCACGGTGTTATAGTTTGAGCCCATCATCAGATAGTAGAGAGAACAGCAGCGGTCTATCCGCTTCATCTGCTTTTCTTTCTGTTCAAGGCTGTAAATAAGTGGTCTGTTCATTTTGTCTTCTTTTTTTATTGTACTTCTTGCACAAAGCGTTTAACTGCTTTGCTCACCCTTTTACCATGGCTGTTTAGGCAGACCTTTCCATAGCTGTGAATGGAACCGATATATTCAATCCCGCAAGCCTCAGCTATCTGTTCCTCAACAAAACATCCTGCCGAGCCAACGCTGTCAAGAGCCTGGATGTAATAGTCAGAACAGAGCAGCTTTCTAAGAGACGCTTTCATGTGCGTTGCATGTTTCGCTGTAGATGGAGCACCGTTCTTCATCGGGTTAACAGGAAAAAATCCTAAATCTTTCAGGTTCTGCTCCACTTGTTGAAAGAACCGTTCCCTCTCTTCTCGGTCACGGCCTGTCACGGGGGCCGATATGAAAACTTTTGGCTGTACCATATGTTATCAGTTTAAATTTTACCTGTTCTCAGTCCAAGCTCCTTGGCTATTGCAAGAAACTCGTTTTGCTTGTCTGGCGACACCTTTGTGTCGCGGCTTCGACATTGAACGCTGCCATCCACAACGTTAAAGTAGACGCTGCCAAACGTCACGTCGAGGAAATATGTCTCACATACATTTTCCATTCTTACACTGCTTTTTTTATAATGTCCATATTTTTCTCTACAAGTTTTATTATCTCATCGTGGTATGGAGTGTAGCTGTTTTGCAGCCCATGACTCTGCACCACCTTAAACGATCTCAACGACACCTCCACCGTCTCTATCCGTGCACCGTCGGTCACGCTTCTTGCCGAGAGGATAAGGCTGTCGGTCTTTTTATAATAGTCCATGGTAAACACGCAATGGTGCATCTTGTCACCTTCTTCCTCCATCTCGGCCACAGATTGTATGACCTTGACAAACACATTGTCGTCGGCGAAACATAGACCAAAGAACCGTTCCTTTTCCTTCCGGTATAGAACCTCCCATTGCGCTATTTCTTTGCGTTTCTGTTCTATCAGACATTGTCTCACTACGCGATGTTTGCGTCTTAGCAGGATGTCATGTTCTTGCTTAAGATTTGCAGGGCATACATAATGGGCGTTGTGCGTGTCGAGATGAAAGTATGACAGAAGATCGAGGTAGTCGTACCACATAGACGCATCCTTGACGATATACTTGTTTCTGATAGCCACCCGCACACTGTGGGCATAAGGCATGCAGAACTCTTTGTACAAACGCTTGCTTTTATATTCCAGCAGCGCGTATTGCCTGTTTTTTATCAGCGTCTCGGCCTCCCTGTCAGTCAACACAAGCTTCATGACCTCATTTGGCGACAGCGCATTGAAGCGCATTGTAAAACCGTTGCGCCGAAGGACAGGCAACACTCTTCGATAAGGATAGACAAACGCTGTGTTTATGTCATATTTGTCAGGAGCAGAATAAGACGGGAACATGTCCTTACGTTTTATGCTCATATCTCGTTCAAAGTCCCATTTGTCGTAGTAGTAAGGGTTTTGCATGCAAGGGCGTGCCATGATGCATTCTTTCCCGTCTTCAAAGATCCAGTTCTGTACAGCCTCATCGATGCTGTATTCAGGTGCATGGTCAACGTTGATGTTGCTGTTTGTTTTCCATGCCCTTTTTTCGATGATGAAATGTCGGCACACCTGAACCCCCTGGCAAGTCGTCAGAACCGTAAAATAGCAGCGTTCCAAAATTTTACATTTGTTGCTGTTTTTCAGCTTGAGCTTTGTCCCGCAATGTGGGCAGACAAGCTCTCCATTGTCCGTTGCATTACTGAATTCGCCAGACGTCATGTCATGAACCGTGCCACACTGTGAGCACCACAGCTCTTTCTTCGTGACATAGCCTATCTTGTCAAAGCAAGCGTTGATGGCCCATTGTCTTTGCTTAGGCGTTACATCAGGCAGCGAAGCGCTCAGCGCTGCCACCTGCCGCTCTTGTTTATTTCGTGGTCTCATACGGCTATCCGAATAATGATCCGACATAACCGCTTTGTTCCTGAGCCATGGCGTTTTGTTTGGCTTCCCGGCGTTTCTTCTCACGTTTCTTGACGGCAGCTGCTTCCGCTTCCATACACTGTTGCCTGTAAGCCTCAACAGCCTCTTTCTTTATATTGGCCTTTTCCTCATCGGTCAGTTCCGCAGGATCATCAATGACCGTCGCCTCTGCCTTCACAGAAGAAGGCAGCTCCGAAACCTTGATGCCGTCTTCCTCGTAGTAGTGTGCCGCCATACCAAAAACCTCCTGGTCAGACATGTACACAGTACTTCCTCTCTTTCTCGCTTCGCTCAAGATATAGTCCATACACTCGTCTATGTTTTTGTCGGTGTTGGCATATCTCTCGGCGAAACATGCGTCTTTCTGTGCCATCGCGTCAAGATGAGCCTTTATGACCTCCTTGACTTTATCCACCATCTTGCTCATATTGTTGTCTTTCAGAAATTGTATTTGTAAAATTATTTTAGTAATCCTTTGAACGCTTTTTGAATACCTGCACGTTTCACATCATCCGATGGGTGACAATAGGTATCCATCGTTATCTCTACCCCTGCATGGCCGAGTATTGACGAAACCGTCTTGACATCAACACCTTTCTCTATCATCTGCGTGGCAAAGGTGTGTCTCAAGCAATGCACAATTTAAGCAAAAGCAACGGAAAGTGAATATGAGAGAAATGAACTGTAAGTGGTTGAGAATGAGCAATATTTCATAATTCTACCAATTGTCTGCAAAGCAAAGCCGAGCAGGATATTGAGTTATTTCAGTTACCAAACCGTTAGC